TTCACGCTTACTGCCACAAGTCAGCAGATGCGGAGTTATAATCATGAATGATATGAACATCACAGCAGCGCAGTACCAAGTAGACGTACTGTCAGAAAATAACTCTAGCATCAGAGCCACCATAGACGGCCAAGAGATGTCAGTCCCGTTAGACCCTAGTAACCGCCACTATGCTGAAATTCTCAAGCAGGTTGCAGCAGGTACACTCACAATTCAGGAGGCTACATAATGGCTGGCTATATCGGTTCAAAAGCTTCAGTGGTTTCATCTGGCGCTGAACGCAAGAAGACTTTCGCAATCACAGGCACAACAACAGTCCTCACTGGATTGTCCTACACGCCCACATTCGTGCATCTGTTTCACAACGGTGTTCGTCTCGTAGACGGCACAGACTACACAGCGACAGATGGCACAAGCATCACGCTGACTTCTGCTGCTGAGAATGGCGACGAGGTTGTCGTGATCTCGTATGCTTCGTTTCAAGTTGCGGATGCCTATACGAAAGCTGAGACTTACTCGAAGGCTGAGACCTATACTAAGGCTGAAGCTGACAGTGCTTTCGTGAGTGATCCCAATGGTGCTGTCACTGTAGATGGCAGTGGGAATGTTGGGATTGGGACGGCGTCTCCTGTTAATAATTCAAACCGCTCTACACTAGCACTTGAAGGTGCTTGGGGTGGGCAGCTTGATATTATGGTTGGATCAGTTGTTCACGCACAGTTTGGTTCAGACAACTCTAGGAGTGGTCAAAGCGCAAGAATACAAAGCCAAGATGGTATCGTTTTTAGAACAAGCGGCGACAACGAGCGTATGCGCATCGACTCTGCTGGCCGTGTCACTATGCCATATCAGCCAGCTTTTTGGGCATTCAATAATGCTGGCACCTCCCAAGCCGCTACTGGATTTGTAAACTTTTTCGAAGCTTTATCTAACACGGGGAATCACTACAGCACCGCAACTGGCAGGTTCACTGCGCCTGTTGCAGGGGCTTATTGTTTTGATGGGATGCTTTTGTATAGGTCTAATGGTTTGTCAGGGGCTGGTGAGTGGTCATTTACTGTCAATGGGACAAACGTTAGTGATCGTGGCATGACGTATGCATCTGCACAATACCCATCAGGACACATTCCAGCATCGTCTCAATTAATTGTTGGACTTAACGCTGGGGACTACGTTCAAATGTATGTCCAGTATATCGCCGCTAACACTGACTATTATACAGGTCAAAAACTTTCTCATTTCAGCGGCTACCTCATCGGTTGACCCCACCCCCAACACAAACAAAAGGAGGCATCAACATGCCAAACATCACAATCACACTGACTGAGACACAGTATAAGGGTCTTGAATACGCTGCCCTGTCACCAGAGGAGTGGGCCATCAACGCAGTCACAGAACGCTGCCGCATTGCTAACGACGAGATCGTGCAGCTAACTGTGCAGCACTGCTTGGACAACGGCGAGGCCATCCCGCTGACTCGTGAAGCTATCGTGGCTCATGCGTTTGAACATGGTGTCGTCAAGACTTCAGCAGAGCGTCAAGCAGAGGCAGAACTAGCCCAGCAGGTTATCTGATGAGTGGGTATATTGGCAACGTCCCGACACCACAGGCCACCCAGTCACGGGACAGCTTCACAGCGACTGCGGGGCAGACTAGCTTTGCCACGTCTGGCTACAGTGCGGGTGGTCAATTTCTCGATGTCCATTTGAATGGCGTAAAGCTGCAAAACACCGAAGACTACACAGCGACCAACGGATCAGACGTGGTTCTGACTGTTGGCGCAGGTGCTGGCGATACGCTGGAGGTTGTGTCGTTCAGCACGTTTGAAGTGGCTGATGTATATACGAGGGCAGAGACCTACTCGAAGGTTGAAGCTGACGCTGAGATTGCTTTTAAATCGTTTACTGAGGGTGCCAACACAGGATATGGCACTGCTCATAGAGTAAACAACCCAGCTTACTATGGGGATATAGGTTCTGACGCCCTTGATTTGAGTTATAATGCTTTTGCTTCTACAACCCGTGGCGCTACTGGTGCCAACTCCACAGCAATTGGTGGTGGTGTAACGGCATCTGGTGCCAACTCCACAGCAATTGGCTCTAATTCAGAAGCATCTGGCCTTCGCTCAACAGCAATTGCATATCGTGCATTAGCATCTGGTGATAACTCCGTAGCGGCGGGTTATATAGCAACAGCTTCTGGCATCGGTTCCTTCGCACAGGCTAGTAGGGGGAATGCTAGTGGTAGCTACTCAGCAAACTTTGGGAATAGAACATATGCAAGTGGGTATACTGCGTTTGCCTCTGGAAATGGAACAACAGCAGCGGGTGATAACTCATTTGTAGTAGGTTATAATGGCGGCACAGGCACAGCCTCTGGAACCGTGTTTGGCGTGGCGTATGGTAATAGCACTGGGGACATCACGGCTTCTACGACAGACACGAACTTAGTGCTTGCTGTGTCTAATGCTGGTCATGTCACTATGCCGTATCAGCCAGCTTTTCATGCTATATACGCAAATGGTTATGGTCAGACGCTATCAGGAACAACCCGTCATGCACTACACGGCAGGGCGTTAGTGAATGCGGGGAATGCGTACAACGCCTCCACTGGTTACTTTACGGCCCCTGTGTCTGGCACATATCAGCTTTCAATAGGTATGGGCGCAAACCAAGTAATCCATTCTGCGGGTTATATTGTCGCTGAACTTGAAATCAATGGCAGCACTAACTCATCAGGTTTGTATTCTTCTAGTTCAGACGTAACCAACCAAATGGAGGGCGGTCTTACCTCTGGCCCTTGGTTGGTTTACTTAAATGCGGGGGACTACGTTAGACCCTATTATTATTGCAACATGAGCTACGCTACGGGCGGGTCTACCGTCACAGGTTGGCAGCAAGCTCGAAATTACTTCAGCGGCTACCTCATCGGATAACAAAAGGAGGGCGTCATGCCTACTACCATTACACTGACATACACCCAACCTGAGAGGCATCAACATGAGTAGATCACGAGCAAGACTAGCCGCAGATTGGTTCGCAAAGCTGCGACAGAATGCAGAGACACAAGAGGTCGAGCATACGGATGTTGTGGCTGCTGAGGTTGAGGCGCTAGAGGCAAAGGCTGACGCTGCTGCTGTCGGTATTGTTGTCGGGCCTACAGGTCCACAAGGCCCAGCAGGCGCTATTGGAGCTACAGGCCCAGCAGGTGCTAAAGGTAACACAGGTGCCACAGGTCCAGCGGGTCCACAAGGCCCAGCAGGTCTAGCAGGGTCCAATGGTGCTACAGGTCCAGCAGGTCCACAAGGGCCAGCAGGTGCTAAAGGTAACACAGGCCCACAAGGACCAGCGGGGTCTAATGGTGCTACAGGTCCACAAGGCCCAGCGGGGTCTAATGGTGCTGCAGGCCTGGCGGGCGCTAAAGGTAACACAGGTGCCACAGGCCCACAAGGCCCAGCAGGTCCACAAGGCCTAGCAGGTGCTAAAGGTAACACTGGCGCTACAGGTCCAGCAGGGTCTAATGGTGCTACAGGTCCAGCAGGTCCAGCAGGTGCTAAAGGTAACACGGGCGCTACAGGGCCAGCGGGGTCTAATGGTGCTACAGGCCCAGCGGGTGCTAGAGGTGCTACAGGTAGCACAGGGCCACAAGGTCCAGCGGGTTCTACGATTGTTGCCGCTGGCGCTGTTGGGTCTTATGCTGCTTTGACCACGACGGTTACGCTTACAACTAGGTTGCCAAATAGCACCCTTGCAGGTAGCAGTCTTAGTTACACAAACTTTAACGGTACTACATACTCTACTCCTTCTGGAACTTGGCGTATCATGGGTGTCATTCCGCGTACTACGGGCGTCGCCAACAATGCCAGCGTGTGGCTAAGGATTTCATAATGACAAACTATCGCAACGCAAAATACATCAACGACAACGGTTGGATTGACTGTGAGATCGAACACCCTGACTGGGGCTGGATACCCTACACATTGGACCCAGCAGACACTGACATGACTATCAACAACGACGATCTTCTAGCTGCAATGAAAGCCGCTGGTGATGTCGAAGCATACGTCCCGCCCACTCAAGCTGAACTTGATGCTATGCTGTCTGAGCAGCTTCGTGAGAAGCGCGGCGAATTGCTTATTGAAGTAGACGCCATCGCTGGCAATGCCCTGCGCTGGGCTACTCTCTCAGCAGAACAGCAGGACGCTTGGGCAGTCTACCGTCAGGCGCTGCTTGATGTGCCGCAGCAAGCTGGCTTCCCGAATGATGTCGTGTGGCCTGTTAAGCCTTAAACTAAAACAAAACAAGTGGGGCCTTCGGGCCCTGCTTTAACCCTTAAACAATAACAGTCCAAGGAATCTTTTATGTCCAAAAAACAGTCTCGTTATTCCGTTAAAGCCAACGCACGTATGCCAAAACATATGGCCCAGGAAGAAAAGTATACTAGTTACCCACGAAC